CGAACCTCAGTAACCAACAAGAACCTCAGCCACGACCCCAGTTGTAGAACAACCAGACAAGAACACAACCAGCAAGACAAGCCACCCACAAGACCAGCCCACCCCCCCAGAAAAGAACTGCAACCCGCAAGACGCCCACCAAGGAACAGCAACCACCGCCCGACAGGGGGACGACCCGAACCAGGAACCACAGCACACCAAGCGGCCCGGAGGGGGGAGTTAAGGAGGGGTCTCAGGGGAACAGCCCCCAGCACACCACACCACCCCCCTCGCCACCCAGGAACCGGGACCCGCCAGACAGGCACCGCCACCCACCAGACACCCCCAACCTCACAACCCAACCCCAACCAGAAACCCGACACCAGAGCCAGGACCCCCACCACCCTCCAGTCCCCTCTCTACCCACGCCCCACCAGGTACCCTGCACACATGCCATGGACCACATCCAACCGACGCCAACGCTTGCCGACAAACTGGAACAAACTCAGGAAACAAGTTCTCGCAAAAGCGAATTACAAATGCGCCGGCCTAGACCCAGCCACCACCCCACCACCCACTGGCAGGGAGGCACAGGGGAGGGCACACCGGTGGCACCACCCGGCATGCACCATGCGCGCAACCGACGTCGACCACATCGTTGCCGGAGACAACCACGAGCTTAGCAATCTCCAAGCCCTGTCGCACGCCTGCCACACAGCCAAGACCACACACGAGAACGCCGCAGCCAAGGCACGCATACGCGCCACGGCCACACGCGAACGGCCGCCACACCCATGCGCGCGCGCAACACAAACAAACAAAAAAGAAAAACAAAACAAAACAAAAGCAAAAACAAGCGAAAGCGAAAACCCGAACGGAACAACGCGACGCGAAACCTGGAACTAAAAAAACGAAACCCCAAAAAAAACGAAGCCGCCCCCTGGCACCGACTCCCCTCCCCCCACACACGAAAGACCGGGGGAGATAGCAATCAGGGAGTGGGATGCTCAGAACGACAGCGTTTGGGGTGACGGCGGCCACTGTGGGCGCGTGCGTGGCGACACCCGGCCGGCCCCGTAGCCTTGGTGTTGGTGGCCGACCGGCCACCAGGAAGGAGAGGCATGGGCGTGAATTCCATTGCTGCGTCCCAGATGCAGTACTGGTGCCAGGCCGGGCCGGGGAAGCCGCAGGGCGGGGCCTACTCGGTCGGCTATTCGCAGCCCGACCGCTTGTTCTCGTACCGTGACAGCGACGAGGACGGCTGGCTGCAGCGTGACTCGAACATGGATTGTTCGTCCGCGGTGCGGGGGGCGATCAATTACGGCCTTCACAAGGCGTGGGGGTACGGCTGGGATGACGGCCGACTGCTGCCCGAGTCGGCGTGGACGGGGTCGCTTCGTTCGGAGTTGACGTCCCGCGGCTGGTACGAGGTCCCATGGTCGGATGCGTCGTTGTATCCGGATGGCGGCTTCCAGGATGGTGACGTTGTCCTGTCGGAGGGTGCTTCCGGCGGCGTCGGCCATGTTGCGATGGTCGTCCCGGATGGGCTGGCTGAGGCGTGGATCGCCGAGGACGGCACGATCGATGGGTACGTGGGCGACCAGACGGGGTCTGAGACCAGGGTCGGCGACTATGCGACTCACGTGTACACGCGCGGCGGCAGGTGGACGCATTGTCTGCGCCTACCTGAGGGCGGTGACAGCCCTTCTGGCGGCCGTTCTTCGTCGTCCGGGTATTCGGGTAGGACGATCGCGAATATGGGCGCCCTTGTGGCCGCTGCGGACGCTGTGGGGCTGCCCAGGTGGGTGGCTCTTGGTCTGGCCGAGCAGGAATCGAACGGTGAGAACGTGTTCGGCCATGACGCCGGTGGCGCCTATCAGGGAGGCGGTGAGGTCACGGAGGCGAAGTTCCGTGATTTCTACGCTCAGATCAGCGCCGGGGCCACGTCGAACGGTGTCGGCCCGACCCAGGTGACGTATCCCGGCTACTTCTTCAATGACCCGGATCGCGCCTGGTGGGACCCGCAGGCCTCGTCGGAGGTCGGCTTCGGGATTCTGGCCGGCTACTTGGGCGGCGACTACTCATGGGACTCTCTGTGCCGGGCCGGGTCTACGTACAACTGCGGTAACCCGAACGACCGTTATGAAACGTACGGGCAGTCTTTCGCGTCTCTGGCTTGGGCGTGGAAAGATCAGCCGCTGGGCGACTATGCCGGCGGTGGTGTGTCATCTACTGATGAGGAGCTGGAAATGTCTGCTGCTGTTGATCTTCTCACTGAGATCCGTGATTCGCTGCGCGCCGGCAAGGAGGGGGACCACTACGCCGGTGACATGGCCTGGTACTCCGGGGCGATCCGTGATGAGCTGCGTTCCCTGAACTCGAAGGTGCAGGTCATCTCCGACGCCGTCACCCCTGGCATCGCGGGCGTCAAGTTTGACGGGGCCTTGTACAACGCGGTCAAGGAGACTCGGAAGTCGCTCGCTGATATCGAGCAGCGTCTGAACGCTCAGCGGGGCGGCCAGGACGCCTCCGCCGACTCATGATCGTCCTTTTCGCTGTCGCCGCCGCCATCCTGGGCGCTTACTGGGTCGGCCTGTGCGAGGGCGTTGAGAACGGCTACCCGTGGGAACGAACGAACAAGGAGAAGAAGAATGACTCTGACGACTGAACAGTCCGCGACCCTGACGGCGGTCGCTGCGATCGTGTGGCCTCTCATCCAGGCGGCCCTGGACAAGCCGTACTGGACGGCTTCTCGCCGACGGGTGATCACCCTGGCTGCGATTGTCGTGATCGCGGCCGGCACTTGGTTCGTGGGTGCTTACCCGGCGACCGCCGAGGCGGCCACCACTCAGGTCCTGTCCGTTGCCGGGCTTGTCCTCGGGGCTTTCAACATCCTGAAGTCTGTGAAGGTCAACGGGATCAGCGTCCTGGATTGGGCTGGTATTGTCACCCCTGGCGGTGTCGACCTGCGGGAGTCGGGGGGCGGGGCCCACAAGGCCTGACCTGCCCAGCCCTGCGGCCCGGCGGCCGTCTCGCATATCCTGCGGGGCGGCCGCCGATGGCTTCGGCTGTATGATTGGGGCACGCTACGACCGAGAGGGGCTGAGATGCCGCAGAAACCGCCGCCGCGGCTGAGCAAGTCCGCCCGCCGCATGTGGGATGACATCACGACCAGGTGGGAGCTCCGCCCGGACGAGATTCGTTTGCTGGAGGATGCCTGCCGGGAAGCGACGATTCTCGACAGGATCGAGAGGGAGCTTACGGGCGCCGATTATGTGATGCCTGGGTCGCAGAAGCAGTTGCGGGCTCATCCTCTTCTGTCGGAGGTGCGTCAGCATCGCGTGGCGATGGCGCAGCTGCTGTCGAAGTTGAATCTCCCGGACGAGGAGGCGGACGCCAGGGCGCAGGCCTCCAGGTCTGAGCATGCGTCTATTGCGGCGGCCGGCAGGTGGGGTTTGACTCGTGGCCAGGCCTCGTGAACGGAAGTCCGCCGCCGGTGATGACCCACGTTTGCTCGCTGAGATCCGCGCCTACTATGAGGGGCGTCTGAGGTCGCGACCGGCCGCCCTGCCGGGGGCTGGCGGCATGTTCCCGGCTGTCGCACATGGGCCTGTGTGGTCTTTGAAGGACGGCGGTTGGCTGCTGCCTGAGCATACTGTCGGCTGGGACGTGTCCTGTTGGGCGTCCGCTCACCTTGCCGGGCCTGGCGGCGGCCCGTTTCTGTTCACGGACGAGCAGATCCGGTTCATGCTCTGGTATTATGCGACAGACTCGGCCGGGAAGTTCCTGTCGCCTACGGTGGTTCTGCAACGATGCAAGGGGTGGGGCAAGGACCCCTTGGCTGGCGTTATCGCCCTCGCGGCGCTCTGCGGCCCATCCGTCCCGTTTGTGGGGGAGGACGGTGTGGTGCGCGGACGCCGCGAGGAGTCGCCCTGGATTCGCCTCCTGGCGGTTTCTCAGCAGCAGACAGAGAACACGATGGGGGCGATCCGCGCCCTGGCGCCGCCGGATGTCCGCGAAGACCTCGCCATCCGAGTGGTGACGACTTTGGTCCGCCCGACGGACGGGAGCGCAGGGTTCATCACCGCGATCACGTCGAATCCGGAAGCGGCCGAGGGGGCGCGCGCCACCCTGACCGTGTGTAATGAGACGCAGAACTGGACGCGGTCGAACTCAGGCATGGCGATGATGGGGGTCGTCCGCGGTGACGCGGCAAAGTCCCCGCCGGAACGGCAGGCCAGGGTCCTGCACATCTGCAACGCCGCTAGGGTCGGGGTTGAGTCTGTGGGTTTGTCTGTCCGTGAAGGCTGGGAGGAGCATGGCGGCAAGGACGCCGGCCTTATGTACGACTCGCTGGAGGCGCCGCCCGACGCGCCATTGACGGCGGAGGCCGCCCCCGAAGTGGTTGAGTCCGTCCGCGGTGACGCGTCCTGGCTGACTCCGGACCGGATCGTTCAGGACATCATGGACCCCTCTACGCCGCCGTCTGAGTCGCGCAGGAAGTGGTACAACCAGGTGGTCGCGTCCGAGGATGCGTGGCTGACCCGCGAGGAGTGGGATTCCTGCCTTGATAAGGAGCTGCCTGCGCTGGAGCCCGGCGACGAGGTGGCGGTGTTCTTCGATGGCGGCAAGTCTGACGACTCGACCGCCTGTGTGGCCGTCCGCGTTAGCGATGGCGCCCCGTTCGTGGTCGGCGTGTGGCAGCGACCGCCTGATGCTCGCGCCCATAACTGGGTAGTCGACCGCGGCGCGGTCGATAAACGCGTCCGCGATTTCTACGAGCACCATAACGTGGTCGCCTTGTGGGCGGACCCGTCCCACGCCGTTGAGGACGAGAGCATGGAACAGTTCTGGGACTCGGTCGTGGACGGCTGGCACCGCGACTACGGGCGCCGCCTCCGCTTGAAGGCCAGCCCGGGACACTCGGTGAGGTGGGACATGTCTTCGCCCGCGAACCAGAAGACGTTCGTGCATGCCGTGCAGGTCGCTACCACTGACATAGTGGAGCATGCGTTCGTCCATGATGGCGACGCGCGGTTGCGCGCCCATGTTCTCCATGCTGTCCGCTACCCGACTCGGTTCGGCATGTCGATCTCGAAGGATGGCCGGGAGTCGCGCAAAAAGATCGACTTGGCTGTCTGTATGATCGGCGGTAGGATGATCCGTAACATATGGCTAAATAGCCGCCGCCGGAGCAGAGGAGCGATATGGTGAACGGACCATGGGACGACATCGCGGCTCGCCGCGACGAGGCGAGGGCGCTTGCCGTTCAGCGTCGTGAAGAGATTGCCCCGGGGGCGTCCACGCGGACCGCGGCGAGCGGCCCATTGTACGGCGTCGACTCGGATCGGGCTGACGCCACGAAGCGGCGCCTGAAGGCACTGTCGCTCGGCCCTACCCTGGGGCTTCTGTTGGACACGCTGGCTCGGCAGATAGTTGCCGACGGGATATCTTCCGACCGGGACGATCAGGGGTCTGCCAGATTGTGGGGGCCGTGGGAGTCGTCAGGCATGCCGTCCCGGCAGACAGCCCTGTGGCGTGAAGCCCTTATCGATGGGGCTGCCTACGCTGCCGTCCTGCCGTCGAACGGGCCTTCCGTGCTGCCGTTGCCGGCCTCCAGGGTCGCCTGTGATTGGGGTGGTGCGGAGGCGAATGAGTGGCCTGTCGCGGCCGTCGTGTTGCGCGGCGATGGCGCCCCGTGGCGCTATCTGACCGCCACCGAGGAAGTTGACTGCAAGACGGGTGCCGTTCTCTGGTCTGGGACCCTGCGGCATTGCCCTGTTGTGCGCGTCGCCCCTTATCAGGCGCTGGACGGGGAGTGTGAGTCCCTGGTTGACAGGCTGCGTCTTCCTGCCCGCCGCTACATCAAGACCGTGCATGACCGTCTCCTCGTCCAGCATCACAACTCGTGGCGCGTGCGTACTGCGACCGGCCTTGCCGACCCGGGGTCCCCTGAGGAGGCGGAACGGCAGAAAGCTCTCCTGGAGCACGGCGACGTGCTGACTGGGGGTGAGGGTGTGCAGTTCGGGTCGCTGCCTGAAACTAACTTGCAGTCCTTGCTCGATGCTGAGAAAGCCGACCTGGGGACGTTGGCGGCGCTCGCGTCTGTGCCGTCCTGGGCTCTGTCGGGGTCGCAGCTGGTCAACCTGAGTGCCGACGCTCTTGCTGAAGCTAAGGCCGCTGAGCGTGCTCATCTGCAGGCGCTCACACGCGCTTTCGGGCGCCCTGTGTGCAACCTCGTCCGCCTGTGCGCCGCCGTGGACGGGCGCCGCGACGACTCCGAGGACACTACGCTCTCCGTTGATTGGCGGGACACTGAGGCTCGTTCTCTGTCGCAGGCCGCTGACGCTCTTGGGAAGCTGTCACAGACGCTCGGGGTGCCCGCGGCCCTGCTGTGGGATCGCATTCCCGGCGTGTCGCCGTCCGAGGCGGCCGGCTGGCGCGAGTACGCGGACGCCCACCCCGACGCGCTCACCTCGTACACGCAGGCGCTCGCCGGCGTTGACAATCCCGGCAAGGTCGCCGCCCTGGAGGAGAGGTGACCCTTATCGGCGACCACCGTGTCGCCGTTGGGGCGCTCGCCGTCAAAGCTCGCGACTCCGCGGTCGACCTGTTCGACGTGGTGCTCGACCCGGACAACCTGGACGCGTCGTCCGCGGCGTGGGCGTCCCAGACGGCGTCCGCCCTGCGGGGCGCTTCGTCTGGCGTGGATCGGGAAGCTTCCAGGTATTTGGGCGCCTGGGGTCGCGAGCATGGGCGCAGCATGGGGTTCGCCCGGCCGGCCCTCCTCGATTCTTCTCTTGATAGACAGCTGATGCTGTCCGGGCCGATCCGCGTGAAAACCCTCGTGGGGAATGGTGTGGATCGATCTGCGGCGGTCGCGGACGCCCGCCGCCGCGTGGGAGCGACCGCGATGAAAGCTGTGCGGGACCGCGACCGTCTGGACATTATCCACTCTTGTCGGAAGCAGCGCGTCCGCTGCCGCCGCGTGACTGTTGGGAAGACGTGCGCTTTCTGTTGCATGCTCGCGGCTCGCGGCCCCGTGTACACGAAAGACACGGCCGCTTTTCAGGCGCACGTCTACTGCGACTGCACGTACGAGCCTGTCGACGTGCCGAACTCGAAATGGAAAGCGACAGAAGCGTCCGACCGTGACCTGGAGCTCGTGGGCCTGTACGATGAAGCTGTGGCCTCACAGAAAGCTGCCGGCGCCAGCGGGCTCAGCGACCTCCTGGCCCGCATGCGCCGGTCCGGCGATGGTTTACTGTCGGACGGGGTGAGCTAAACTATCCGCAGCACTACGTCAGGAGACGAAATGACACACCAGCCTCGAAACGTTCGTGCCGCCGACGAGGATGCGAAGCCTCAGCCGGGCGCCACGGCGGTCAAGCAGGACGCCCCTGCCGCCCAGACCGAGCCGGATGCGAAGCCTCAGCCGGGCGCTAAGCCTGCGAATGATGCTCCCGCGAAGCCGGTCGCGGACACGCCCGAGTCGAAGCCGACTGAGGAGCCGGCCAGGTCTGAGTCGAAGCCGACTGAGGAGCCGGCCAGGTCTGAGTCGAAGCCGACCGGGGAGTCGGAGCCCGCTCGGACCGATGCCGATGGGGCGCCCGCGTCTGAGGGGCGGCCGGCCGGGGTCCCCGAGCCTGAAGATCCGCGCATCGCTGACCTGCAGGCCAAGCTCGCCGCCGCGACCGCGCAGGCTTCCGCTGTTGTCGCGCTTGCTAACGCAGGCCTGCCCGTCAGCCTGGCCGGCCTCGTCTCTGCCGGCAGTCCCGACGACATCGAACGCAACGTGGAGGCGCTGGCCCAGGCCATCGCCGACGCGGCCGCCCAGAAGAACGCCGCCGCCCAGCCGTCTCTTCCGCCCGACGCGGACGAGCCCGAAGAGGACATGCAGGCTCGCGCCCGCAGGATCTTCGCCTGACCGAACGAACACTGAAGGAGAAACCAAATGGCGAACTTCGCAACGACCGGCAGGAAGGTCGTCCTCTCGGACATCGCCTCCCTCCACTACCTGTCCAGCATCGCCCTGACCGTCAACCGCGACGCCGAGGCCGGCTACGAGCGCGGCTACGGCTCGACCGTTGACGTGGCCATGCCCGTCGAGGCCGCTTCCGGCACGCGCAGCAGCGCTCAGCGTGAGGCGCGCACCGCTATCACGTTCGGCGACCTGACCCGCAAGTACGTCCCCGTCAAGCTCGAGGACGAGCTCTACTCTGCGGTCCGCCTGCCTTCGGAGTGGCTGACCTGGACGCTTGCCGACTTTGAGCGTGAAGTCGTTAAGCCTCAGGCTGAGGCCGTCGCCTCCCTTATCCCCGCGAAGCTCGGCGCCGTCATGGCGACCGTTCAGGCTTCGCAGGCTTCCGACCCGAATGCCGCCGGCGTCCCCTACATCGACGCGAAGGCGCTGAAGTTCAAGGCTGACGGCAGCAACCTCCTTGAGGTTGTCGCTCGCGCTAACCGGATCCTCAACCGGAACAAGGTTCCGTTCATCAACCGGACCCTTGCTGTCGGGCCTGGTGTCGCCGAGGTGTTCCGCAAGAACAAGGACCTCCTGAACGTGTCCTTCTCCGCTGACAACGGTGGCCTGCTGCACGACGCTACCATCGCGAAGGTCGGCGGTTTCACCGTTGTCGAGGAGCCGGCGCTCCCCGAGTCGTTCTCCGTGTTCTACGAGAAGGGCGCGTTCGCTCTGGCTGTTCGCGCCGCCGACGTTCCGGCTGGCGCTACGTTCGGCGACAGCGTCGCCCAGGACGGTTTCGCTCTGCGTCACATCTGCGACTATGACCCGACGTACGCTGAGGACCGGTCCGTCGTGGATGCTTACTTCGGCGCTGCCGTCCTTGACGCCCGCCGCGCTACCGCGGCCGGCCTGGCCTGAGCGGACCCCGTGATGGCTGCTACCCCGCTCGCTTCTGTTGAGGATCTCGCCGGCTGGCTCGGCGAGCCTATAGCCGATGACGCCGACAAGAAGCGGGCGGGGTGGCTGCTCCGCCGCGCCTCCTCCCTTGTGAACGAGGAGGCTGACCGGATCCGCAATCCGTGGACTGTAGAGACTGTCCCGCCCGGTGTTCAGGAAATCGTGTTGTCGTGCGCCGCTCGCGCGTACGACAACCCTGAAGGGTGGACGGGTGAACGTCTTGACGACTGGATGGGGACCGGCAAGAAAGTCGACGAGGCCGGCCTGTTCCTGACGGCCACTGAGCGCCGCGCTCTGCTCGCGTACGCCCCTTCGGGGCCGTCCGGGGTTGGTGTTCTCCGCACCACGCGCGAAGTGTGGCCGCCCGCGTCCCTGAACTCAGCGCCGTACACGTTCGACGAGTGGGCGCAGCCATGAGCGCCCTCCGGACCCGCCGGCGCCGAGCGGACTGGCTGATGACGGACAGCTGCGTCATTGACCGACCGACCGGCTCCATGAACTGGAACCCCGACACGAAGCGCGACGAGCCGACGCTTGAGCGCGTCTACGAGGGGAAGTGCCGGCTGAAGCAGACCACCATGTACGGGGCGTCTCAGACCGTGGGCGGCCACACATACACGGTGCAGCAGACTGAACTGCATATCCCGTATGGTTCCTACGATGCTCGCGTGGATGACGTCGCCACAGTTACCGGCTACCGGTACGGTTTCCGTGTGCGAGGCCTGATCAACCTGACGCACGCGACAGCGCAGCGCCTCCTCGTGGACGCGGTGACAGCATGAGCGGCAGCCAGGTCGACGCGTCGCAGCTGACGGCTCTGGCGGCTGACTTCCTGTCCGCTGGTGAAGCCACCGAAGCGGTCAAAGTGTCCGTCCGGAACGCGTTGGACACCGCGAAGGAACGCGCCCGCAAGGACTATGCGGCATTCCCTGACAAGGGAATCGCGAAGGTCGGCCAGGAGTTCTCCTACGACACGAAGGGGGGCGGCGCGGTTGTGGAAGCCCAGTTCGGCCCGTCGAAGCCGCGCGGCGCCCTAGCTAACATCGCGATCTGGGGGACCTCCCGCGGTGGTGGCGGCATGCCGCACCCGGCTGACTACATGGACGACTCCGTTGTCAACGAGATCGGGGACACCATGAACGAGATCGTGAGGAAACTGTCGTGATTAAACTGTCCCCGTTCGTGAAGGCCGTGGAGCGGGCCCTCCGGGAGCGCTGCAAGTACACCGTGTACCTCGGCGAGGTGACGATCGATAATCCGCCGATGCCGTACGCCCTGGTCGGCTTCCCGAAGGCGAACCTGGGGGACGCCCCGACCCTCGGCAATGTCGTGTCGGAGATCAGCTTCCTGCAGCCCGTCACGACGGTCGCTTCCACGGCGGATCGGCTTCTCGTTGTTCTGGACGACGTGCGCGCCGCCCTGGAAGGTCACGAACTGTCGGTCGGACGGCAGTACTGCGAACCTCTCGTCTTGGAGTACTGCTCCGCCATGCTCCGCGACAACCAAGTGACCCTCCCCGGGAAGAAGCACCCCATGTACGCGGTGGACATGTGGCGGATCCGGGCAGTCAACCGATTCCTCTGAGATACACTGACGTCATCTACTAGTACGCCGTCACCGCGGCGGCGGCATGGATAGGAGAGCAAATGGCTACCAGCATCCGTACGCTCGGCGATGGGCGCATCACCCTCGTGGCGCTGGCCGACGACAAGCGCGCCGCCGACCCGAAGAACCCGACCGCCGCCGAGCTGAACGCTGGCCTGCACCTGGAGATGCAGGTCATGAAGTCCGACTATAAGCTCGGCTCGAAGGGCAGCACGAGCGTTGAGGAGCCTGTCCTCGGCGCTGCCGGCAAAGGGACCGTCCCGGGGCCTGCTGAGTATGAAGGCAACGTCTCCGTCTACCAGTTCTTCGACGATGACGGCAACTACGTCACCTCCGACGACTCGAGGGCTTGGGATCTGCTGAAGCGCACTGGACTCGAGTACGACCTGTACGAGCGTGAGGGCAAGAAGCCCGAGGTTCCGTTCTCCGACGGCGACCATGTCGACTGGTACCGTGTCGCCAACGGTCAGCCGCAGAAGCCCGACGACAGGACGTCGTACACGAAGCGCACCGTGACTCTGTTCATCAGTGACGCCCTCGAGAACGAGATTGTCCTCGGCGGTGGTGTCGCCACGGCGGCTCCGACGATCACTTCGATCGACCCCGCTGGCAAGAAGGCCGGCGACACGGTCGCTATCTCTGGTACGAACTTCATTGGTGTCACCAGCGTGACCTGCACGGTCTCCGGCAAGACCGCCCCGGTTGCTTCGTACCGGGTTGTGTCGTCCACGATGATCACCGCGGTGCTGCCTAACGGCGTCCAGACCGGTAACTTCATCGTCACCAACGCTAAGGGCTCCTCGCCCGGGAGGCCCTACACCGTGGGGGCCTGATAGGCTTCCCCTTGCGGGGGCCCGGCCGGGAGTGTTGGCGGTCTCTCCCGGTCGGGCCCCTTCCATTTCCGCCGCACCGCTTGACCGCCGCCGGGAGGGGCAGCCATGACTGACACGTCGCAGATCACCGAGGTGACCGCCGAGGATCGCACAGGAGACGCGGCGAAGCCCGACAAGTTTAACTTCGCCCAGTGGATGGCCGGGTTCCAGCCGACCCGGAAAGCCTGCATGCTGTACGGGCGCACGGATCTGCTCGCCGTGATTGATCGGCTCGATGAGGAGGCCCGGCTGCCCGGATTGACCGACGGGCAGAAGAAGGATCTTCTCGCCGAGGCGCAGAAGACGCTCGAGACTTTGAAGGCGTCGGGCGTCGAGTTCGTTGTGCAGACCATGTCCGTGTATGCGCAGAAGGAACTCATGGAACGCCTCGGCCACAAGACGAAGGATGACCCGGTCACCCACGAGATGGAGTGTGCTTTCCTCGCCGCCCATATCGTGGAGCCGACTGGCGTGACCGGCGAGGATATCGCCGGCCTGTACAAGGCGTCCCCGCAGCAGGTGGAGAAGCTGTCCCGCGTCGTGCGGATGGTCGACACGGAGAGTCCGACCATCACTGCCCCTTTCTCGTCGAAGTCCTGAGCGCCCCGACAGGACAGTGGCTACGGGCGCGCGTGAAGCACGCCCTGCAATGGGGGCGGCCCCCCACCGGCATTCTGCGCGAGTCGTCGGATTGGGTGCCGCAGGACTATGTCCTCGCTGAGGCGTACTCCATGGTCGAGGATTCGCTGTGTCCGTGCGGGTGCGGCTACCCGCGCGACCTGGCGTGGGACGAGATGATGGACGGGTGGTTCGAAGTCCGTCAGGAAGTGTGTTATGCGAAAGCCGCCCGAGAGCAGTGGGAAGCTGAGCATGCGGAACGGAATCGCGACGGCGAGCTGATCGACCCGCCGAAGAAGGGGGCGCTCGTCTACGTCGCGGACACGCGCGATGAGGGCTAGGTAAACTGGGGGGCGGTTAACGTCGGAAGGGGCTGTGGTGGCAGATCGCACAGTTGTAGTGAAGCTGACGGCGGACGCGTCCGGCGTTAAGGCAGGCATGTCCGAGGCGTCTGCGGCAACGAAGAGCGCCGCGGACGCAATGCAGGGGGCTGGTCAGGCCGCGCAGGGCGCCGGCGATCAGATGGGGAACGCCTCCGACAAAGGCAAGACCGGTCTTGCTGGCCTGGCGGATTCGGCCCGGCAGAACGGGGCCGCGTGGACGACGCTCGGCACGACCGTTGCTGGCGCGGGCGCGGGTCTGCTCGGCTTGGCGGGGATGGCAGGCACGATGGCCGCCAACTTCGACGCGTCTATGTCGTCCGTGCAGGCTGCCACGCATTCCTCCTCCGAGGAGATGTCACAGCTGCGGGAGGCCGCCATCCAGGCTGGCGCCGACACGGCTTTCTCTGCGACCGAGGCCGCTTCCGGTATCGAAGAGCTGGCTAAGGCCGGCGTCTCCACGAAGGACATCCTCGCGGGTGGTCTGAGCGGGGCGCTGGACCTGGCTGCCGCTGGTGAGATCAGCGTGTCCGAGGCGGCGGAGACCGCGGCGACCGCAATGGTGCAGTTCAACCTGTCTGGCGACAAGGTAACTCACGTCGCCGACCTGTTGGCCGCTGGTGCCGGTAAGGCGCAGGGCGGTGTGCATGACATGGCGTACGCCCTGAAGCAGTCCGGCCTTGTGGCTTCTCAGGCCGGCCTGAGCATTGAGGAAACGACGGGGTCTATCGCCGCGTTCGCTTCTGCCGGCCTGATCGGCCAGGACGCGGGCACCAGTTTCAAGACGATGCTCCAGCGCTTGGAGAATCCTTCCAAGGGCGCGAAGAACGCGATGGATGACCTGGGCATTCATATCTACGATGCGCAGGGGCACTTCATTGGGATCACCGCTGTCGCCGAACAGTTGCGCAACGGCATGAAAGACCTGGGCGAGGAAGAGCGCAACACGGCGATGAGCACGATTTTCGGGTCGGATGCTATCCGTGCTGCGAACGTGTTGTATAACGAGGGCGGCGAGGGGATCCAAGGGTGGATCGACAAGGTTAATGACGCCGGTTACGCCGCCGAGACAGCCCGCCTGAAGCAGGACAACTTGAAGGGTGACATCGAGAAGCTTGGCGGGTCCTGGGAGACCGCCATGATTAAGATCGGCTCTTCCTCCCAGGCTCCTGTGCGTTCCGTTGTCCAGCACATCACCTCCCTGGTCGATAAGCTCGGGGAGCTCGGCAGCGGGACGCAATCGATGATTTTCAATTTTGCCGCATTTGGGGGTGCCGCGCTGACTGCGGTTGGCGGGCTCATGGTGATGGCTCCGAAGATCGTTGAAATCAAGGATGCCATGAACACCCTGAACTGGACTGCCGCGGGCTTGAAAGGCAAGCTGGGTGAGGTCGCTACTGGCATGACCGGCTTCGGTCGGGCTGGCCGGATGATGATCACTGCCGCCCTGATCGAAGGCGTCAAGCACTACGGGGACGAGGTGCGTCGCACCGGCGTGTCCGTGGATGAAATGTCATCGGCACTCGCTCACGGCGGGTCTGTTATGAATAACTTGGATTTCGATAAGGGGAAGTATTCCTTGCAGGAGTACTCGCAGGCCTTGGCGGACATTAGCCGCCCCTCCGTGTGGTCCTCCGTGCAGCAGCACCTGGCGTCGTTCGCTGATGGGGTCGCCGGGGCTTTCGGGGCGGACACTCGTTCTGACCTGCAGCGCACGAAAGACGCCCTTGAGACGACAGGCAAGGCCTTGTCGGGGATGTCAACCGATGAGGCTGTGTCGCAGTTCAAGAAGCTCTCATCCGAGATGACAAACGGCACGAACAAATCGATGATCGACCTGATCAACTCGATGCCCGATTTCAAGGCGCACTTGAATGAGGTTGCCAAGCAAATGGGACTGACCGCGGATGATAACACTCGTCTCGCTATCGCTCTCGGCCAGATCGACCCGAACGCCCAGCAGGCCGCTGGGGGTACTAGCCAGTTGGACGCCGCGATCCGCAAAGCCAAGGAGGGGACCGACCAGATCGTCCCATCCATCGAGGAGGTCGTTAAGGGGATTAAGACCTACGGTGACACGGTGATTGCGAACTCCAACGCGGACATCAAGTTCCAGGAAGCACTGAAGAACGTGAATGACGCCGTCAAGGAGAACGGCGCCACGCTGGATATTACGACGGAGAAGGGGCGCAAGAACCAGAGCGCCCTGAATGACTTGGCGTCCGCGACGTTCGCGCAGGTGCAGGCCGCCCAGGCGGCCGGCGCGGGGCAGGATGAACTGCAGTCCAAAATGGAGACTGGTCGCGAGGCGTTCATCTCCGCCGCGGAGTCCATGGGACTCACTGAGGACGAGGCGGTTGAGCTTGCCGACAAATATGGGCTGATCCCAGATAAGATCAACACTGAGGTTACCGCCGATACGACCCAGGCGACCGAGGCTGCCGACGGGGCGACCGCTGAGATTAATGGGATGACGGGGACGATCAGCATTTCCGGCGATGCCGCCCAGGCGGACTATACGCTGACAGTCACCGCTGACTCCGTAAACGGGACGACAGGCGTCATCGACATTGACGCGGACAACGATAAGGGGTTGTCGGGCTTGCAGGAGACCGTCCAGACGATCGACAACAGCGACGGCACTGTCTCTATTCTTGGTGATGCCACCGGCGCCCGTTGGGAGAAGGACTCCATCCACACGGAGATCGACGAGACTACAGGTACTGTGACTATCTCCGGTAATGACCAGGCGTCCGGGAAGGTGCGCACAGTCAAGTACAACATCGACCAGCTGCACGACAAAGAAATCAGCATCACCACCAGGATCAAGCAGATTTTCACGTCCGTCGGCCATTGGATCGGCGACCACATGCCGAAAGGCTCCTGGCTGCGCGCCGAGGGCGGCCCGATCACCCCGATCAGGGGGTATGCGAACGCGGGCGCAGTCCACGGCCCTGGCGGCCCGAAAGATGACTGGATTCCGGCGTGGCTATCCAACGGTGAGCACGTCCTGACGGCGGCCGAGGTGGCGGCGGCCGGCGGCCAGGACGCCGTGTACCGGTTGCGGAAGCTGATCCGCGACGGCGACATCAAGAGGTATATGGAGGCGACTCGCTTCGCTGATGGCGGCGCTGCTGGCGCTGTTCCTCCGTCCGTCGGCGCGGCCGGCGGGGTTTCCGTGAAGACGCTCCGTCGCGCAATGGACGGCATGAACCTGGAGCTGACTATCGACGGGCAGACCACGCTGACGTCTAGAATGAGAACCGTCGCCGACCAGCGAGTGGTGACCGCCTACCGCATGAGCAGGAGATGACATGGCAGACCAGTGGATGGCCGGGTTCACGGCGAAGCACACGGGGCTCCTGAGTATCGTCCCGGAGCCGTCTCCGGAGGGGTACGCCTCCTACCCCGTGTATGTTACGTCCGATAGCGATCGGGTGCTGATCTGGCATCCGCAGGATCGGTCCGCGGTGTCTGACCCGCTCGCCCCGATTGGTGTCCCGACTACGTACACGCAGGCCGGCCTGCCTCCGGTGACGTTCACCCGCCACTCCACCGGGTCGGACATTATCTCCGACTGGTCAGGGCATGTGCGCGCCCGCGTTGACTTGATGCCGTCCACGTCGTACACGTACGAGGGTGGACTGTCCTCAGTCACTGCTTCGACTGGCGTTGTAGATCGGTGGAGTGCGGTCCCTTCGCCGCGGGCGACAACGATCGAGTGCCGCACGAAAACCTTGGACGACTTCCGGGCGCTTCGCGACCTCGTGGAGATGGCCGGCTACCTGATCGTCGCCCACGATACGGAGAGGTGTCGCATCCCGGGGTGCACGATCGAGCCGATCCGTGTCGTCGCCGTGTCGAAAGCCACTGGCGAGCAGACTGAGGCGCGTGCTCGCGGCACGGTGGAGTGGCAGCTTTCCGTGACGGAGCGGTCGAAGCGGAAGATCTACACGGACGCGGAGCATGCCGGATGGACGTATGGCGCCGCCTACGCGAAGGCTGGCGTCAGCTTGGGGACGTTCTCCCCGTGCGTGACCTGGGGAGAGTGGATGCGGTTCGAGAAGGACGTTCATGACGGCAAGGTTCAGCAGCGCCTCACATATCTGTGGGGCGGGCCGGACCGCCCGGAGGACGACAAGGCGATCGGCGGGGATCGGTCTGAGAACTGGTCGCCGCATGGGAGACCGACCCGCAGTGGTGGCGTCCGTAACGTGACGCCGACCGCGGGGACGCGGAGTTTCCGCCAGTCGCAACCGGGGCACAGCATTCACCTGTCCATGTATGCGCGGCGGATCACTCAGGACGAGTTCGGTCTGTCGAACGTCAGCGTGGGCCTGTGGTGCTCGGACGGGTTCGGCGATGCCTCGAAGAGCCGGATGTTCGCGTACGACGCCGCCAGTGTTACAAAGTCCCTCCCGGACGACAACGGGTGGGTGCTGATCCAGGATGATGTGACCGTCCCGGACGGGAAGCCGTGGATCGCCCCGTACGTCCTGCTCGACGGCAAGGACGTGCCGCTGGTGGAGTTCGGGGAGCTGACGATGGCGGACATGGACGCTCAAACCGCTTCCACGCTGCAGACGCGCACCTACCACGACGTGTGCGTGATGCTCGCAGGACAGGAGGACAGGAAGTGAGGCCTGGCCCGAGTATCCCGGAAATGAACGACGCGGGCCGCTGGTCCGCGCGGATGGACATCCGCTACGGGCCCAGACTGTTCAAGGACATCCCGATGACGTCCTGCTCTCTGGATTGGGGGGAGTTGAAGGTGGATGGGACATCCGCTACCGCTCCGGCCTCCCTGCGTGTGGGAGCCCCGGATGACTACGCCCCGCGGCACGAGGGTGATTTCTATTCCAACTACGGGCAGATGATGTGCCCGTCCGTGGTCTGCGAGTTCGAGCACGGCGGCAGGTATGAGATTCCGTTTGGGCGGTTCCGCATCACGGAAACGTCCCAGTCTCCGGAGTCGACCCCCGTGCAGGGGAAAGACCTGCTGCTCGACTTGGAGGAGAATCCCATGTCGTGGCCGCACTCTCCGCGCCCGGGGGGCACACTGATCACGGAGATGAACCGTCTGAACCCGAACCAAGGTATGACGGCGGTCCGTGTCCCCGATTCTCGCCGCGACTATCAGATCAGCTCCTACCTGCAGCTTCCTACGGACCTGCTCGTGTCGATGTCAATGATCGCGAAGGAGGCGGGGTGCGGGCTGCGGATGTCGTACCGCGGCGAGATTGAGGCGTACCCGCTACCGACGCCGTCCTCGGCTCCTGCGGAGACGTACTCGCAGGAGTCGCACATGGTGATCGGCGCGGCTCCCGTCCAGTCGCCGTCGGGGCGTATCCCGAACTGGTACTCCGTTGTGGCGAAGGGGGATGGGTCCCGCCAGTACACCGTCCACAAGGGGGACTCGTACGAGTCCGCCGTGAAGGATGACGAGAAGAATAAGACTGAGGTTGAGATGGCGATCGATAACCTCTATCTGCACAAGGAGCGCGTGTGGGCGGAGAATGCGACTCCTACCTACCAGAAGGATGCGGCGCGCTGGTCGTGGTCCCGGCAGCTGAACCCTCATTGGACGCGCACGGAGAACGGCTGGAAGTCGGACTATGACTTCAATTTCTACGTGAAGATGAATCAGGCGTACGGCTACTACCACCCGTCCTGGTATGGGTGGGTGTCGAAAACCACGGACTTGTCGTCGCAGAAGTCTTGGGACAAGGTCGTTGAGGAAGCTAACCGGTGGGCGAAGTTCGGCATGGACCGGGCAAGGTCGTGGCGGATCCAGCTGGTCGCTGACCCGCGCGTTGAGGTTGGCGACGTGATTGCCGTGGAGTACAAGCGGGGGAAGTGGTGCGTCGTGTCGGTGACGTCCTTCTCTTTGGACTTGATGGATCCGTCCCAGCCGATGACGTTGACCGGCGCGGAGCTGCGCAGCTGGTGACGGTACACTGTGGTGCATGACCGCATCTGACTTCAGCTCGGCAGGGTCTTTGTTCCTGGACATGCAGGACGCCCGGAAGAGCCACGCTGCCTCCGATTCCATTACCCGCTGGGTGAAGGGGCAGGTTGTTGATACGCCCGATACGGACCCGACGTTGCCTGCGGGGTGGGTTCGTGTCGGCATGCCGTACAACGAGCCTGACACGTACGTGACCGGGGAGACGCCTGGCCTGTACACGTGGAAGGGGGCGATGGTTACCGTCAAGATGCACTCCGATGGGACGCTCTTGTCGATCAGTGACGGCCAGGATGAGCCTGGCGATGAGCGGACCCAGGTGGAGCGCCTCGGCCCGGCTGGCCGGGAGATCGCTGGCGCCATGTCTGACGCCGTGAAAGCGCAGAAAGCTGCGGAGGAGATCAGGGGGCGCGCGGACGTGGCCGCGAAGGACGCCGCCGCCGCTCAGAAGGCCGCCCTGGACGCGAAGGTTGCTGCAGATGCTGCCATGCTGAAAGCGACAACAGTGGAGGGGCAGGCAGCCGGCCTGGACGGTAAGATCGCTGCCGCTCAGAAGGCTGCTGACGATGCTAAGACTGCGGTTGCTGGCGCCGACTCTAAAGCGACGGACGCGCAGAACAAGGCGCAGACAGCCTTGGATGCGGTGAAGCAGTCCGGTGACAACGCTGCCGCCTTGGCGGCGGCTACTGAGGCGAAGCGAGCTGCGGATGCCGCTAAAACACTGGCCCAGCAAGCGCGGACGGCCGCCCAGCAGGCGCAGGCGTCCGTGGATGATGCCGCCCAGAAAGCGGCGAAGGCGCAGACTCTCGCCGAGAAGGCCGACGCGAACGCCGCGGCCGTGAAGTCGACGGCGGAGTCAGCTGACGCTGCGGCGAAGAAAGCTGCGTCGGATGCGGCCGCAGCGCAGGCGTCCTACAAGTCGCTGCAGGCGACCGTGTCTGCTAACTCCGCGGACCTGGCGGCGGCGAAGTCGAAGGCGGACCAGGCTACGAAGGATGCGGTGACCGCGAAGGATGCGGCCTCGGCGGCTGCCGCCGATGCGTTGGGGGCCCGCCGGGCCGCCGATGCTGCCTCGAGTAAGGCGTCCACGCTGGCCGGCCAGGTGACGGTGTCATCGTCGGCGCCGGTCTCGGCGGACGGGCAGGGGAAACCGAAAGGCGCCGTGTGGTTCGTGCAGAACGGGCAGGGTGTCCTTACGTCCCAGTACACGTGGGACGGGGCTAAGTGGTCGCTCATGCCTGTTGACGGCTCCGTCATCAAGGACGCGACGATCACGTCCGCGAAGATCGGCAATGCGGCTATCGGGTCCGCTCAGATCGCCGACGCGGCGATCACGGACGCGAAGATCGGCGGCCTGTCGGTCAGTAAGCTTTTGGTGACTGGTGGCGCGAAGATCCCCCGGGCTGTGATTGATCAGCTCGCTTCGGATGAGGCATTCATTGGGAAGTTGTCCGCGAACTCCGTGACTGTTGATCCGGAGAACATGCTGCGCGACCCTGGGTTCACCGGGTCCCCGTCAGGGGCGTGGACTCCGTCCGTTCCGGCTGGCGGCAGTGTGGCGTTCGTGTCGGATATCAAGGACGCGCCGGGCGGCAGGTCAACTGGGGCTCGCCTTGTCGGGGGTGGCGTCTCGGAGGCGCAGCTGAACCAGCAGTTCAAGATTCCCGCCGGGAAGGCGTGGGTCCTGCGGCTCACGTACCGGTATCTGCAGGGGTCTGCTGGAGGCTTGCAGCTGAAGGCCGGGGGGGCGGCGCTTCCCGCGTTTCCGTACAAGGATGCGGGGTGGCATACGGAGGACGTGGATTGGTCTCCGGCCAGTTCGGTGGCGGGGGGCGTCTGCCAGGTGTGCGCGGGCAAGGGCACCAAGGCCGAGGTGGCCGCGATCGTCATGTGCCAGAAGGTCGGTGCGACCATGCTCGCCCCGGGCAGTGTGACGTCCGATGCGATCTATGCCAGCAAGGAGCTGTGGGCGAAGGTCAGCGCGTTCGGGTCTGTGACCACGGAAATGCTGACCGCGGGGAAGGCGACCATCACTGGTGATGCTGTGGTTGGCAACCTGAAGGGTAATGACATCTTCGGGGCTAAGATCGTCGGGTCGTCCATGTACGCGTACTCTGAGTCTGCCGAGTCGCTCAACAAAAAGGGGCTGCCGTACAAGGCGGTCGACGCGGATGGGGGCGACTGGATTTCCCAGGAGGTGCCGATGACGCGAGTGTGGGCGAATCGGTATGGCGACAACGACAATGACGGGGTGTGCACGATCACGTCCGCGTCGGACACGCAGATGACCGGCAAGTACACGTCGCGCCTGGACTTCACGTACAACGCATGTTGGGAAACGTATGTGGACCTCCCTGATGGTGATGTGTTTGATGCGACCCTGGACTTCTGGTGCAGTGACACGGCCGGGACGACCGAGATGGAGATCGTACTGCTGCGCGACGGCATTGAGCTGTCCCGCAACCGTACCTTGGACGGCTGGCAGACGGTCAGTATCGCGAACTGGAAGAAAGGTGACGCGGGGACGCGGCGCTACTATCTGCGCATCTTCCCGCTTTACTCGCCGACGAACGTGCTGTTCAAGGGTCTGAAGCTTTGGTATCGGACGGCGTACGACACTTCGACGATCCGCCTGAAGGGTAACTCTCTGCTGTTCCGCCAGTCGCAACCCGATGACAAGGGGACGAATGCGTGGTTCCGTTTCACTAACGGGCAGATGTATGCGGCCGGCACCAATCAACTGGAGTATCAGCGTCCGCTTAAGTCTTTGGTCATGCCGCCGCACTTCATTGGGACAACGAACCAGCAGCGCATCCTGCAGCGGAACTATTGGGAGTGGTGGCCAGGGAAGCTGCAGAACGACACTGAGTGGTTCGAGTACGACGCCCAGGATTTCCGTATCGGGAAGAACAACATTCCCCAGGCGGTGTACAGCGGCCTGTACTGGGTCACCATCCAGGTGACCGCGTCGAGCCACTACTCGTCGCTGTGGACGACACTGCTCGTGGAGATGAACCCTGCAGGCAACTGGGATTTGGCTGTCGGGAACTCCGTGGCCTTGGAGCCCGGCGTGAAGGGTGTGAAGGTGTCGGCCGCGGGGCTCATGCAGTTGCGTACGAACGTCCGCTTGTACTGGCATTTTGCGATCCGCACCCCGAACATGGGGACCGAGAACGGCTGGCTCGAGCTCAACAACATGCGCCTGTCGGCAATGTACATTTCGAACTGAAAGGACAGAAGGATGGCTGACACCAGATGGGATGGGGCGGTCGTTCCGACCGCATACTCGGATCTGCTCGGCGCGTGGGGGCGGTTCAGTGACTCTGTTGGGACGTTCATTCGTGTCGCGTCGATGCAGGAGGCGCGGGCTCGTCTCGCTCAGGCGCCGGCCGGCGTGGTGACGTCCGCGTCGCCGGCGATGTTCCTGATCGGCGGGGTTCTGTATTCGGCGAACGGTTCCAGGACTGGCGCCGACTACAACATCGTGCCCGTGTCGGGCTATTCCGGCGTGCTTGTCGACCATTGGGACAAGTCGGACGGCCGGGGGCGACCCACGTCGGACCATACGACGCGCCGGTGGGGGCAGTCCACGTTCCAGCTGCCTGTTCGCAGCCTCCTTGAGTTCAGCCTGGACGTGTGCGTGTCGATCGTGCACTCCGACTTCAATTCGGA